ACTCATGACCCGCTTGCGGCGAGTCTGCCCAGCCAACGCCCACTTGGTGATCCTCGGCAGCTACAAGCTACTTGGCCCTGACCGTCACACCATCTTCGTGGACGAGGGCTGCCGGGAAGGTGTCGCCGACTGCGGTGCCTGCTGGTGCGGGCGGCTTCGTGCCACACCAGCACAGAGCGAGCCTGCGGCATGAGCCTCGGCGGACGGCCCTGCGAGCAGGGCAAGAAGCGGGAGATCGTCCCAGCCGTCCCCCTCACCCATGAGGCACGGATGAAGAACTACGCACGGCAGGCGGGACGGCTCACCGAGGACGGCGGCATCTCCATCGCCTGGCTGCCGACACTCCGCCAGTACCGCCGCCTGAACAAGAAGGACCGCCACCACACCGCCCGGGCAGGAAGTGCCGCATGAGCAGCCCTCTCCCCGCCGCTATGCACTGGTGCACGAAGTTCGACCCGGACGACGGGGCACCCTACGGCGAACTCTGCGACTGCTCGATCGGCCACGACCACGACGGTAAAGGCAATCTCCATGACTGAACCAACCGCTGGCCCGTACTCCGCCGAGGCCGGGGTGAAGATCCGGCAGGCCCGCACGGACGCTGGCCTGTCCCTCACCGAGGCCGCCGCGAAGTCCGGCCGGTTCAGCGCACCCGCCCTGCGGTCCTGGGAAGCCGGCCAGCGTGGCCTCACCATCGACCGGGCTGTGGAAGTCGCCCGCCTGTTCGGCATCCCCCCCGCGTCGCTGATGCCCACCGAACCCGCCGCGGACATCGACGAGGCCACCGTCGCGCGGGTCGTCGTGAAACTCGCCACCGGCGGCGCGCTGCAGAAGATCGCCCGGATCCTCGCCGCGGACGGCCTCCCAGACGGCCTCCCACCGGGAGGTGACGTGGACCTGCTCGACCTCGTCGTGCAGAGCCTCCGCGCGCAGCAGAGAACCCGCAGCACCATCCCCACTGTTGATGAGCCGGACGACGTGCTGGACGGCACGCCATGAGGTGGCATCCAGCGCTCGACGACATCGAGCAGCGCCCAGACGGCCCGCAGACGCGACCCAGACGCACTGGAGGTGCCCGCGCGGAAGGAACCGGGCCGCTGGACCTCCCGCTCGCTGGCCCCGGCTGCTGGTGCGGTGAGCGCTACGGCCACGACTGGCCTGGCCGCGCCGACGGGGCACCACACCCGCGGAGCACACCATGACGTTCATCCCCACAGGCCGGCTTGCCGCGGAGGGCCTCACCCCCGTAGCCCTGGCACCGCACTGGACCCCACCTCCAGCGGTGCCCGCGGCAAGCCGGAAGCCGGGCCTGGCGGGAACCACGGGACGCCCCCTCCCGCCCGCTGGGCCCGGCACCCACCCACACGTCCCCGGAGCTTCCTCACCACCCGGAAGCACTGGGGGGGCCACGGTGGCAGGAGCCCTGCCCGGGGAAGGGCGGGCTCCTGCCACCTGGACCGGCCACACATGCACCCTCTCCCCGTCGCTGATGACCGCCGCGGCGAGGATGAGCGAAGACGGCCCCGGTGGGGTAGAGGAACACCTCCGCAGGTACCTCAAAGACTTCGGGCTCGGCCTCGCCTACCACCCGTGGAAACTCCACGCCCAGAAAGCCCGCGAAGGGTATCCCGACTGGACGATCGCAGGACCCGGCGGGCTGATCTTCCGTGAACTGAAGCGGCAGAACAGGGAACCCACCGGCGCGCAGGAGAAGTGGCTCGTCGAGCTTCACGCCGCAGGCCAGGACGTGGGCGTGTGGAAGCCGTGCTGCGTCCACTCCGGGCGGATGGCCAGCGAACTCGGTGCTGTCGCCACAGCGAGGTGGCGGTCATGACCGGCATCGTGCTGGACACCTGCGCCGGCCCGGGCGGCTGGACTGTGGGACTGGGCATGCTCGGCATCACCGACCTCGGCATCGAACTCGACGCAGCGGCCTGCGCAACACGCGCCGCAGCGGGCCACCAGACGATACGCGCCGACATCAGCAAGTACCCGGTCGAGCGGCTGACTGGGAAGACGTGGGGCCAAGTGCATTCGCCGCCGTGCACCACGTTCAGCATGGCCGGGAAGCGCGGCGGGACAGCGGTCACCGACATCCTCGCCCAGGGCATCCGCGATATCTTCGCGGGCCGCAAAACCCGGGCGCTGCGGCGCCGGGAGATGGCCCGGGTGCTGCGCGCCGCCTGGTGGCCGTCACCGAAACTGACCCGGGCCGAACGGTCCGCGAAGATCTGGGCTGCGGTCCGGTCCGCGTCGCTGGTCACCGAGCCCGCGCGGTACATCATGGCTGGGCAGCCGGAATGGGTCGCGCTCGAGCAGGTCCCCGCCGTGCTGCCCTTGTGGCAGGTGTACGCGGAAGAACTCGGGAAGCTCGGGTACCACACCTGGGTCGGCAAGCTGAATTCTGCTGATTACGGCGTCCCGCAAACCCGGGAACGCGTCATCCTCATCGCCTCCCGCACACGGAAGGTGTACCGGCCAGAGCCGACCCACTACGACCCCCGCAAGGGCATGCAACTGTGGGGCACGCCGCACGTGTCGATGGCCGAGGCGCTGAGCTGGGGTGCGACAGGCCGCCCCGGGCCCGCTGTGACCGCTGGGGGCACGTCCACGGGCGGCGCCGAGCCGTTCCCCACCCGCGCCCGGAACCTGCTTGAGGCCGAGCGTGACGCCGGGAACTGGCAACTCCGCCGTAATCGTGGTGCGGGCCTACTTGAGCGTGGTGGCCCCCGGCGTGACCATCCGCTGGAGGAACCCGCCCCCACGATCACCGGTGGAGAGACCGGCCGGCCGCGGCTGTCGTGGATCCGCGAGCGACCTGCCACGACCCTGCAATGCGGATCGCGCGTCTTCCCTCCGCATGCAGGGTCGAAAGGCGAGCACCAGTCCACCGACTCCGTACGCATCAGCGTCCAGGAAGCCGCAGTGCTCCAGTCGTTCCCTGCTGACTACCCGTGGCAGGGAACGCAGACCAAAGCCTACGAACAAGTAGGGAATGCGGTCCCGCCACTTCTGGCCATGCACATCGTGGCCGAGGCGACCGGGATCAAGGTTCAGCAGACACTGGCGGCCTGAGACCACCAGGTACCACAAAGGAGTTCGACATGAACGAAGCGCTGGTGACCGCGGCACTGGCCACGGTCACCCGGGATGCCATGCGCCGTAACCCGCCACCCCTCAGGGACGGATGCGAGCACGACATCGCCGCGCTGCCGGTCATCGACTTCCGCGTGGACCACGCCTGCCGCAAATGCGGTGGCTGGGCCTAGCTAGGTACCACACACAACGGGATAGCGGAGAGAAGGCGCGAGTGCGATGGGTGCGGCTAGTCGAGCGACTCACCCGGGTGATCGCGCACCCACTCGTGGTACGCCTTCTCGTAGGCGCGCACCTGCTGCGGGCCGACCTTCAACTCCTTGGCGATCGTCGCCTGCGACTCCCGGCCGCCATCGCGAGCGCGGATCATCGCTAGCCCCAACTGGGCTCGCTTGCGGGCGACCATCGCTGCGGCCTGGACGCGAGCGTCGTCAAACTCGCGCCTCGCTACCAGCACATCCGTCATGGCGTCGCTCACTCCTTCACTATGGCACGACCGTATACGTACCCAACAGCATTGGGCCTCACTACCTTCCCACGGGTTGCGGCAGGAGGAGTGCCTCGTTCACAGTGTACCTCAGTAGGTGCTATGGTCATAGCCATAGTGGGTGTACAGTTACAGAGCAAGCCCACTGAGGAACCACTAGCAGAGGGGAGGCGGCCACCGTGGCGGCAGGAGACCCACCATCCATCCCGACCTGGTACGACGGCGTGCTCTACCGCTCCCGTACCGAGGCCCGGCATGCATATCTGTTCGACAAGCTGGGCATCAAGTTCCGCTACGAGGTCCAGGGATTCGACATCCAAGGCACCTGGTACCTGCCGGACTTCGTGCTCTTCCCGGCGCTGGGGATGCTCTGGGCCGAGATCAAAGGCGACTGGCAGCAGGACCCGCGTGGGATCGCGCGCTGGCGTAAGTTCGCGCCGTGGCGCCCGCAGCCATCCCGCGGCGCACTAATCATCGGCACGCCGGCGCTGGACAACAGTCCTCATCTGATCGGTGGCAGCGAGGACGCCTCGCCATCCGATGCATGGGAGGACGACAGCCAGGTCTGGCGGCCATGCCCGGCCGGCTACCACTTCGATTTCGCCCAGCCCGGCCGGTTCGGTGGCAAGTTCGCTGAGGATGGCTGCCCCTACACCGACCAGGAAGGCTTTGGCCAGGAGAGACTTGAGCGCGCCATCGCAGCTGCCCGCTCAGCAAGGTTCCCCTGTGACAAGGCTGCCTAAGTGCCGAAGCCGCCAAAAGGCCCAGAGCGCCTTGTCGATCTCGCGGACAACCCGAAGGTCCGCGCACTCCGGCGATACGGCCGGGACGCGCGGCGGCTCCGCGACCTCTACTTCCAGATGCTCTGTTACTGCTGGCGCAATCGTACAGACGGGTTCGTACCAGCCGAGGACATCGGCGAGATGGTCCTTCCAGACACGCTCAGGACGGGGGAACTAGACGTGGCGAAACTCATTGAAGCTGAACTGGTGGAGAGAGCGGTTCCCGGTTACCGGCTCATCCATTACCTGGACCTATTCGATGCGGCAGAGACGGTGACCGCAGTCCGCGGCAAGCAATCGGAGGGGGCCCGGTGGGCGAACCACGACCGCTGGCATATGAAGCGGAACATGCCCGAACCGGACTGCGTGTTCTGCCTGTCAGCCGATCCGCATCTCGGTCAGTGTACAGATCAGTCGACTGATCTGTACACTGACACGAGTACACATCAGTCGACTGATCAGTACAGCGATCTGTACACCGATCAGTCAAGCGATCGGGTAACTGATCCGGCCGATCAGGCGGTGCTTTTCCAGGGGGGTACCCCCCCTATAGCCCCCCCCAAAGTCCAGCCCGCCGAGGCCGATGTCGAGGACGACCCGGACTTCACGGAGTTCTGGGGGACCTACCCCCGCAAGGTCGGCAAGCCACGGGCCAGGAAAGCCTGGAAGGCGGCCATGTGCCGCCGCCACGATCCTGATCTGATCATCAAGGCTGCCGAGGCCTACCGGGACGCCTGCATCGCCACTCGCCGCGAGAAACGGTTCATCGCCCACCCGGCCACGTGGCTGAACGATGAGCGCTACAACGACGCGCCCGACGACGCCGTCCCGCCGGACCAGAACGGCGTTCCCACGTCGTACCCGAACTCGCCCTGGGAGAACTGATGGACATCCTCCGCGAAGTCGTGCTCCCGAAATTCGAGGGAGTGCAGAAGCGCAACGGCTACTGGATGGTCCGCTGCCCCGTGCACGAGGACCGGCAGGCGAGCCTGTCCATCGCACCGGGGGACACCCAGCCAATTCTCCTGAATTGCCACGCCGGATGTGAGCAGGTGGACATCCTCGCCGCGGTCGGGCTGTCGTGGGACGATCTATGCAATCCGCAGGAGAAGACGCGGGAAGCTGGTACCTGGTCCAAGTACGGCCCGGTTATTGCTACCTACGATTATGTAGATGAGTCCGCCGAATTGCTGTTCCAGGTATGCCGTACCGCGAAAAAGCAGTTCCCGCAGCGCACCCCCGACCGTACCCAGGCCGATGGCTGGCGCTGGACCACCCGTGGCGTGCGCATGGTGCCCTACCGGCTGCCGGAACTGATCCAGTCCGTCAAGGACGGCTGGCCGATCTATATCTGCGAGGGCGAAAAAGATGTTCACGCAATTGAGGCAGCCGGGGGAGTGGCGACCTGCAATCCAGGTGGTGCCGGGAAGTGGCGGGACGAGTACTCCGAGTTCCTGCGGGACGCGATCATCACCGTCATCGCGGACAAGGACGAGCCTGGCCAGGCTCACGCCCGGAAGGTAGCCGCAAGCCTGGAAGGTGTCGCGTGCTCCGTGGAGATCGCGGAAGCGCTAGGCGACTGCAAAGACGCCGCCGATCACTTCAGTCAAGGGCACTCGATCGGCGACTTCGAGATCACCTGGCAGTCCGCGGAACCTGAGCCCGTTCAGCTCGCCCCGGACCTGTACGAGTTCATCTCCATCGTTGACCCGCCGAGCGACTGGGTGATTCCCGGTGTACTTGAGCGCGGCGACCGGCTCATCTGGACCGGATTCGAAGGATTGGGCAAAAGCGTATTTACCCGGCAACTCGCCGTCTGTGCCGCAGCGGGAGTCCACCCATTCACGGGCGAGCACTTCACGCCCCAGCGGGTCCTGTTCATCGACTGCGAGAACCCCGACCGCAAGTCCCGGCGCCACTTCCGCAAGCTTGAGGCCATCGCCCGCTTCAAGGGCTACCCGGTACCGGAGGGCACCTTGCGCATCCTCCAGCGGCCCGCAGGTGTTGATCTGACCCGGCCGGACGGCGCGGCGTGGCTGCTGGAACGGGTCACGGCACACCAGCCCGACCTCGTGGTGTGCGGGCCGTTCTACCGGCTGCACGCCACGGATACCAACGAGGAAGCCGCAGCCCGTCTCGTCGTGGCAGCCCTGGACGCCGCCCGCATCAAGGCTGACTGCGCTCTGGTCACCGAGGCACACGCCGGCCACGGCGAAGGCCAGTTCAAGCGCAGCGTCCGGCCGGCCGGGTCAAGCCTGCTGATGCGCTGGCCCGAGTTTGGCTACGGCATCAAGCCCCTCGGCGAAGCCGACGACAAAGGCCGCCACAGGTACGTTGCGGTCCTTCCGTGGCGAGGCCCACGGGAGGAACGGGAATGGCCGCAGTGCCTGACGTGGGGCAGCAGCGAGCACGACTGGCCATGGGTGCCCTACGTGAGTACCAGTTCGAATCATCTATCGGCCGTGTCGTAAGGGGGAGACGATGACTCGCCAGAGTGCATGCCCGGCTTGTGAGGCTGACGTGCAGCCTTACTTCACGGAGCCCGGAGACGAAGGCTGCGAGCGTGCGTACTACCGGTGCCGCACATGCGGCCAGCGCTGGCAGGCCACATGGGACGGCGAGGCGCACCACCTAGTCTCGCTGACCGCAGGGGATCTCGCCCCCATTGAGCGCGATGGCATCCAAACGATCACGCCGCGGCGGGCTGCGCTCAACCGGGCGATCCTCCGCGCAGAGGTCCGGGCGTACGGGCGGGGTGCCGCATGAGTTACGACGCGATTGAGACCTGGTACGCGGGGTTCAGGTTCCGGTCACGGCTGGAAGCCCGCTGGGCGGTGTTCTTCAACCACCTGGACCTGGAGTGGGAACCCGAGCCGCAGGGATACCACGTAGGCCAGCGGTCATACCTCCCGGACTTCTGGCTGCCCGGCACTCAGACCTGGGTAGAGGTCAAGGGCTCGGAAGGCAACCTAGACCACGACCTGATGTACGCGTCAGCGGAAGGGCTCCCCCACGAGGGTCCCGGGCCCGTCCTGCTGATCCTCGGGCCGATCCCTGAGCCACCTGAGCACGGCGATCTGGCGTGGCTCGGATTCGGGAGAACTGAGTATCGGGGCGACGTGATCGTCACCGACGGCTGGTACGGCTTCGGCGAGTACGGCATCCCGGCATGCGCCCACGAGACCAGTTGCGCAGCGCCTCCAAGTTTCGGCGCAGGTGACTGGCTCAAGCCGATCACCAACATGATCACGCGGGTCGACCCGCGTGTCGCTGCCGCCTATGTAGCCGCCCGCTCGGCCCGCTTCGAGCACGGCGAACGAGGGTGACGGAAGTCCAGTGAGAATCGAACGCTCAGAGAAACCTGCAAAGAAAGCAGCCTGACCCAAAGAGACAAGGAAGGAACAAGAAGATGGCCGCAGGAGACACGCAGATCACGATCAGCGGGAACCTGACCGCTGACCCGGAGATCAGGTACACCCCGACCGGGCAGGCCGTGGCCAAGTTCACGGTCGCTTCCACGCCCCGGTTCCTGGACAAGACCACGAACGAGTGGAAGGACGGCGACGCCCTCTTCCTTACCTGCAACGTGTGGCGGCAGGCGGCGGAGAACACGGCCGAGTCACTGATGCGGGGCATGCGCGTCATCGTGCAGGGCCGGCTGCGGCAGCGCTCGTATGAGACCCGGGAGGGGGAGAAGCGCACCGTCTACGAGGTCGAGGTGGACGACGTGGGCCCGTCGCTCCGCAACGCGACGGCGAAGGTGATGAAGGCCGAGCGGAACAAGCCCGCGGCACCGCAGACCGGCAGCGACCAGTGGGCCACGCCGAAGGGTGACGAGGGTGAGCCACCGTTCTAAACGCGATGCAGCGGAAAGCGCACCGTGCGGGGATTGCGGGACGGCCTGTCCCCCCGCCGGTGCGCCCATCTGCCAGGCGTGCGGGATGCTGCGCCGTCTCGGGCGCGGGCCCGGCACAGCTATTCACCCGCAGGTACCACAAGGAGATGCGACGTGATCCTGCTCCCCGTCGACGCGTGCCCTCGGTGCCTGGCTGCCGCGGTCCAGACCGTCGTGCACCCAAATGTGGTGCTTCCCGCGTCCACCACCGGAATATTCGCTGACTACGTGTGCCCGGCCTGTCACCATCAGTGGTATACGGGGTGGGCTGCGGATGCTACAACCACGCCGTGCCCTGGATGCCCGGGGTGTGCAGCACAGAAAGGAGAAGCCGCGTGAACCGCATCGTCTCGGTGTCGTCAGGGCTGGGCTCAGCGTTTGCCTGGAAGATCCTGTGCGAGCAGTACGGGCCGGAGAACGTGACCGGGGTATTCACCGACGTGAACGGGGAGCACCCGGACAATTACCGGTTCCTCGCGGAGGTGCAGTACGAGCTGGGCTCGCGGCTGGTGAAGATCGGTAATGACGGCCGGAACATCTGGGATGTCATGATCGAGAGCCGGTTCCTCGCGAACACACGGGTGGACATCTGCTCCCGCAAGCTCAAGCGCGAGGCGTTCCTTGAGTGGCTCACTTCGCATGTTGATCCGGCGCAGACGACGGTGTATCTGGGGATCGACTGGATGGAGGTGCACCGCCTTGACCGGGCCCGGCCGTACTGGAAGCGGCTGGGTTTCAGTCTTGGTGCGCCACTGTGTGAGCCACCGTATTTGTCTAAGGATCATGCTCAGGCGTGGCTGGATGATGTTGGCATAAAACGCCCGGCCTTGTACGACATGGGATTTAGTCACGCGAATTGCGGTGGGGGGTGCGTTAAGGGCGGCATTGGCCAGTTCCGGAAGCTACTGCTCACCGACCGCAAGTGGTACATCAACTGGTGGGAGGCGGGCGAGGAACGCGTACGCCAGTACCTCGGCAAGGATGTGTCGATCCTCCGGGACCGCTCCACGGGCGACCCGCAGTCCATGGAGCAGCCGTGTGATCACTGCGGCGATGAGAAGAAAACTGAGCTGCTCTTGTGGGATGACGGCCCCGACTGCCCGGCCTGCCACAACACGGGCACCGTGACAAGGCTCGTGCGCCCGCAGGTGGTACGACAGTTGACACTCAGGACGCTCCGCGAACGCGTGGACGCCGACTCGTCGCTGTATGAGGACGAACCGGAAGGCCCGGGCTGCGGTGTGTGCTTCCTGGCCGCCGACCCGGATGATGCCGCACCGGGCACCGGAGACCGCATTCAGCTAGCAGTTGCAGCGCATTGATGAAAGGGAAAGCAGCATGAGCAGGTACAACGACAACGACGACTACGAGGGCGAGCCCGAGCAGATCCTCGCCATGGGCCGCTGGGAGCACAACGCCAAGGTGGCCCTCAAGGGCAAGCGCGGCCGTCAGGCACTGCGGGATCTCCGTGAGGCCCTGATGGCGCTCCCGGAGCACCGGCTGATCGAGGGTGCGGTGTGCACTGTCGGTGCGGCAGCCCGCCGGGAAGCGATCTACGGCCGGGAGATGGCCGACTGGGAGTCGATGCCCCCGGAGTGGAAGCCGTCTAAGCCGTGGCTGGACGAGACCGAGAAGTTCGATGACCAGGCGAAGCGTAACGGCGAAGGTGTGTGTGCGGTCGGCGCTATCGCCTGGTACCGCAAGGTCAAGGCTGGGATGGACCCGGCCGAAGCGTTCGCCGGGCTGCCGGATCTCGCTGACGAGGGTGCCAACGCGCTGACGGAGACCGCGAACCTCGGCGAGAGCGCGGGCCTGACCTACACGCTGGCGTGGGAACTGGCCTACCGCAACGACGAGACCTACGACCGTATGACTCCCGAGGAGCGCTGGTCGGCGTTCGTCGCGTGGATCGACAAGGAACTGGCCGCCGCATGACCAAACCGAAGTTGCCCCGGAACGCCATGGACCAGGGCGACACGATCCTCCGCCGTCACCACGGCGTACCGGAAGACCCGGCCCGTGACCCGGACGGGGGCCACCTGAACGGCCGCGAGACCACAGACCACGAACGCGGCCTGGTCCTGGAGGCGCGGCGTGCTGAACGTGCCGAAGCCGCGGACGGCATCCTCGGCGGCCTGATCAAGAAGCCGAAACTTTAGGAAGGAAGAACCGTGCCAACCCCGTATGTCCCAACCGGCAGGCCCCAGCACCGGCGGGCGCCCGGCCCGGCACCGGAGACGCTGGCGCTGATCGCGCGGGTCCGTGACGCGCTGGCCGCTGGGATGAAACGCCACGAGCTTCCCGCAGTGCTGGATACGACACCGGGCCGGGTGGCTAACGCGATGTTTTACATCCACCGGTGGGAAGGCACGCCGGTGCGGAAGGGGCAGTTGCCGCCGGCGGGGCCGTTGGCGTGGATGAACGACGCGGCGTGCAAGGGGATGCCGCTGGACGTTTTTTTCGGTGCGGACGGGGAGCGGGGGCCGTCGCGGGAACGGCGTGAACGCAAAGCGAAGCGGGTGTGCGATGGCTGCCCGGTGCGGGACGAATGCCGGGACTTCGCGGTCCTGAAGCCGGCCCCGTTCGGTACGTGGGGCGGGATGGATGAGGACACGCGGGCCACGGAACGGCGGAAGCGGCTGCGGCTGGCCGCCGAAGAGGAAAGGGAGGCGTCGTGATCGGCGCGCTGGCCATCGGCGTGCTCGCTGGTGTCGTGGGGTTCGCTCTGGGGGACCGGCGCAGGGCACGGCTGGAGCGGCAGAAGGTGGAGCAGGACCGGGCACGGGCCGAGTTCGGGCGGAGGTTCATGCCGTGAGCGTGCCGGAGCCGTACTGGGCTGACGACCGCGTGCAGTTGTACGTGGGCGACATGCGGGAGGTACTCCCCGAGCTAGTCCAGCAAGGAGTTCAAGCCGACTGCATCGTCACGGATGTGCCGTATGTGTCGACGTCGCTGAAGTGGGATCGCTGGCCGGACGGCTGGCTTGAGGTGGCCGCATCGGTCACGCGGTCGATGTGGTGTTTCCTGCCGCTGCGGCAGTTCGCTGAGCCACCGTACCGGGGTATCGAGTTCCACGAGGCGGGCTGGCGGCTGTCACAAGACCTCGAGGCTGAGGAGGAGGACCGCGCCGATCACTTGGTCTGGGAGAAGCACAACGGGTCGAGTTTCCACGCCGAGCGGTTCAAGCGTGTCCATGAGATCGCCACCCACTGGTACCGGGGCGACTGGGGGAGCCTCTACCACGAGGTGCCGACAACCCCCGACGCGACAGCGCGGACTGTACGGCGCAAGCAGCGGCCCCCGCACACCGGCCACATCGAAGCGGGCTCCTACGCCAGCGAAGACGGCGGCCCTCGTCTGATGCGCTCCGTGATCCGGGTGCGGTCCATGCATGGCCGGGCTATCGCGCCGACGCAGAAGCCGGGTGGGCTGCTTGAGCCGATGATCGAGTACGCGTGCCCACCGGGCGGTCTCGTCGTGGATCCGCATGCGGGCTCGTGCTCGACGCTCGTGATCGCCCGCCAGACCGGCCGCCGTGCGATCGGCATTGAGCTGCGGGAATCACAGGCCGAGGAATCGGCCCGCTGGCTGGATCAGGCAGACCTGTTCGGAGGTGTGGCGTTGTGAACTCCTCCGACCGCACCCAGCTCATCGCCGGCGCGAAGCAGACCGCGTTGCCGGCTGCCCGCTGCGTCGCCGCGGGTGTCCGGCTGGATCACTTGCTGAACGGCAAGTCGTGGCACGAATTGGCAGCGCTGCTGACCGTCGCCCTGGAGGCGGTGGACCACCAGAAGCTGAATGCTCTCGTGCAACTGCCCGGCGACGAGGGCCTGACCCCGGAGGCCCTGCGGGAGGCGATGCTGCGCCGTGCCCACGCGGAGGTGTGGCGGCTGCGTGGGGCAGGCGAGGAGATCCCCCTGAAACTCGGGCTGCTCGAAAACGAATACCAGGCGATGCACCGCAGGCAGCCGAAACCAGAACCACAGCAAGGAGAGGAGGCGGCGTGACTGCCATCGCTATCGCCGCCATAGTCGTGGCGGTCTTCAGCGCCCTGCTGGGCTTGCTGTGGCTGCTGACCCGTAATCCGTCCCGGGACCGCCAGCTGGCCGCCGCAGTGGCGACGGTGAAGCGTCAGGGCACCCTGATCGAGCGCCTTCACCGGGAGGCACTGGAGTCCGCGGACGTGGATCCGGTGGCGCAGGTTTTCGTGGACTACATCACCCAGGCCGGGCTGGCCCCGGCACGGCTGAACAGGAAGGAACGGTAATGGACGGCACGAGAGAGACGCTCAGCAAGGCGGTCGTAGCGGCGATCATCGCGGTGGTGGTTGTGGTGGCCGGCGGCGTGGTCACCCTGGCTGGCTGGCAGGCGGGCTGGTGGTTCCAGGCGCAGAACACGAACCGCACCGACCGGGTCACCCAGCAGGGTTACGCGAACCAGACGGCCCTGCAGGCGCAGGTGCAGAACGAGTTCAGCGAGGTCACCTCGCTGCAGGCCGATGAGAAGCAGCACCCGGCGGACGTCTCGTTCGACCAGCCTCAGATCCTCAGTGAGGCGGGGAAGATCTGCGCGCAACTGCCGCAGTTCGCACCCGGTTATTCCACAGACCCCCAGTGGCGCAGCTGGGAGCACGCGAACTGCGCTGACGGTGCCCTGAGTGCGACCTCCGCACTCAGGAAGTGACAACGGAAAGGGATGATGATGAACATCCGCAGAACAAGAGCCGTGGTCTCGCTGGCGGCCGTCCTGGCCATCGCTGGCGCGTCCGCGGCGGCGTGCAGTGGCAGTGGGGTGACCGGCGGCAACGCGGCCGAGTCCGCGACGTCGCGGCAGGACCTGTCCACGTACGAGCAGGTGCAGCCCGCGCCGCATTTCCCGTACTCCGACATCCGGCAGACGATGATCGACGTGCAGGCCAGCCAGGCGCTCGGCGAGCAGACCACGTCGTTTTTCTTCAACATGGGTTCCCGCGACCCGTACTTCACATGCCCGTCGAAAGGCGACCCGGTGCCGAACACGAGCCAGCTGACGAACCCGGACCAGACGGAAACGTGGTGGGGCAGCAGTTCGTCCGCGCCAGATGACGTGGCGGTGGTGGGGAACATCGACCCGAACGGCCTGTACGCCCCGTCAGCGTCGGATGGCACGAACGTCATGTGCCTGACCACATCCGGGCAGGCGTACCTGGTGTACGCGGAAGGGCCGGTGACGACGATCAACGCGCCCGCGCACTGGGACTACACGAAGCATCAGCCGGTCGTGTCCGGTGCCCCGACGATGCCGACCTGCAAGGTGAAGACCGTCAAGGGCAAGCCGCAGAGCGTCTGCACGAAGTAACCCCCTCTGGCCGGGGCTGGGCCGGTTCACTACGGCCAGCCCCGGCTACGGACAGCGAAAGGAAGATCACAAAAATGCAAATCACGGGAAGGAACGAACGATGACCGACACGCCACTGCCCACCTGGGCCGAGATGACAGATCTGGACAAAGGTGCCGCGCTCCTGCATCTGCACAAGCGGGAATGGGAAGGCGCCGACTACGCGATCGAGAATTACCCGGCCGAGTACTTCGACCACCCGGCACTGGTGGCGCTGTCCCCGCTGCAAGCCTGCCGTCACGCCGCCTCGGTGGAGGACGACGCCGATGATGCGGGGATGCTCGGCGGGGATGAGTACAGGCGGCTGTATGACCTCGCGCTGGACGCTGACCGGAAGCGGGACACGGAGCGGTGACTGCGACGCCTGAGCAGATGCTCCGCGAGTTCCACGCATCCAAGAAGGTCCACGGTGGCCTGATGCCCGAGACGCCGACTGCGGATATCCCGGACTGGGTGGTGTGGCGGCGGATGGCTTTCCTGGATGAGGAAGTCCAGGAACTCCGCGACGCGATGGCGGCCCGGGATGTGGTGGGGATCGCGGACGCGCTGGCGGACATCGTCTACGTCGCCGTGGGTACCGCAGTCACCTACGGCATCCCGTTCGATGCGGTGCTCGCGGAGGTCCACGTTTCGAACATGACGAAGGTCAACTCCCTGGCGGAGGCGAAACTCGTCAAAGGTCCCGGTTACCGGCGGCCAGATATCGCGGGCGTGCTCGCGGAAGCCACTGCCGAGGCGCAGTCATGACCATCTACGTGGATGACTGGATGCAGCCCGCACGGGTCGGCCGTCTCAGCGCGAAGTGGTCGCACCTCACGGTCGGCCCGTTCGATGACATCGAGGAACTGCACGCCTTCGCCGCGAAGATCGGGCTGCAAAGGCGCTGGTACCAGGACAAGCCGTGGCCCCGCCAGCACTACGACGTGACCGAGTCAAAGCGGCAGGCGGCCATAGCGGCCGGGGCGGTTGCCGTTACCTGGAGAGAGACCGGCCAGCGCAACGTCCGGGCCCGGCAGGCGCAGAAGAACGCCAGCCGGCAACTCGTGTGCACGCGCGGCGGCGACCGCCGGCCACCCTTTGACGACGAGTTGTGGCCTGTCGCGAAGGCTCTGTACGAACTGGCCAGCATCACAAGATCCGTCCCCGCCGATGCCCCGGACCCGGAAAGCGAGGTGCTGTTCTGATGACCACCACCAGCACTCCCCAGGGAGTGACCCCGCCGACCGTGCAACTCGCCAGCCTGCCCCGCCAGTGGCTCGACGAGGCGAAAGCCACCAGCCCGGGTGCGGCAGCCGATCTTGGCGACACCGGCGACGTACGCCGGGTCGCCTATGCGGCGGCGCTCCTGGACTGTGCGCAGGAGTTGCAGGAGGTGCTATCCATCTCGCCGCGCGGCTGCTGGGAGCACCCCGGCGTCCCCGGCTACCAGCACCCTGAATGCGGCTTCTGCTGGCACGGCAAGGACGGGCTGGACGTGCCAACAGCGGGGGAGGGGGCGCACCGGGAGCCCACCTGCCCCCGGTGCTATCCGCAACTGCCGGACAAGTCAGGTCACAGTCAGCCGGGAAGACCTGCGCTGGGTACTTCCCGGACTGGCGCACGCCCGCGAGGTGATGCCACCGAAGACCGGGGTGGCCTATGACCGGCTCTCCGCTGCTGCGGGTGATCCCCAGTGACCACCACCAGTGAGACGTACGCGCAGTCCACGATGGACCGCCTCGCCGCGCTCCTGCCCGGCCTGGACCCGTCCCTGCTGCGCCTGTACGCCGTCCTGGTGCTCACGAAAGGCACCGGGACAACCCTGGAAGACGTGCATGACAGCTGGAGCCTCTGGAGGGCGGAGACACGCCCGGATCACCCGTCGATCGTGCCGTTCCGGGACCTGTCCCCCGAGGTCCAGGAACTCGACCGGCCCTACATGGAAGCCATCCACGCTGTCGCGGCAGGGGTGACCCAGTGAGCGAACTGACGATCCGCCAGATCCAGCACCGGGCGTGGGCGAACAAGGTCGCGAAGGATTTCAACACCACGGACGTGGCGCTGGAGTTCGGGCTGACCATGGAGGAACTGAGCGAGGCGTTCAGCGCGTGGCGCAAAGGCAAGCCTGATCTCGGCGGCGAACTCGCCGACGTGATGATCTTCCTGGCTGGGCTCGCGGAGATGAACGCCATCGACCTGGAGGCCGAAGTGGAACTGAAACTCGTCCAGAACGAGACCCGGCGCTATGTGCGGCTGCCGAACGGGACACCCGTGAAAGCAGGTGACCCCCGGTGACCGCCAAGGCGAAGCACTACGACATCGAGACAGCGCTCACCGCCGCGGCCCTGCTGCGGGTCAGGCGTATCGCCGCCGCCACGGAGACCCCGGACTTCCGGGACGGCCCAGCCGGTGAGGACGAGACGCTCACTGGCCTAGGGGACTTGTGGGTGGATGCGGCCTGCGCGATCCACCTGGCCACGAAAGATCCGCAGCGGACGCAGGACGTGATGGCTGCGGCGCTGAACAGGGCGTCCCGGAAGGCGCGTGAGTCCCAGTGAGTGACAGCAAGGTCAACATCGTCAACGT